AAAAGGCGGCAGAAATAAAACTACAGCTACAGCAAGCAGGAGCTACTGAAGCTCAAATAGAAGCACTTAATGTAGGTAAAATAGCAGAAGCTTATGTAGATTTGACTAATAGATTAGAGGCGAAACAAGCATTATTTGATTCAATTAAATCGAATATAGAAGGAGCCTTTGAAGGGCTTATAACGGGAGCAAAAAGTGCTAAGGAAGCATTCGCTGATATGGCTAAAGGAATACTTGCAGCAATAGCTAAAATAATAGCTAAACAAATGACTATGAAAATATTACAATCCTCTATGTTTAGTTGGTTAGGTGCAAAAGACGGTGGAGTATTTTCAGAAGGTAAGAGAGTTCCCGGATATGCAACAGGCGGCGTAGCTAGAGGTAGTCAATCGGGTTATCCTGTAATGATGCATGGTACAGAAGCAGTTGTACCTATGCCTAACGGTAAATCCATACCTGTGGAGATGAGTGGTGGTAGTGGAGTTAATAATATTAGCATTAATGTTAATATGGATAATTCAGGAAATAGTCAAACTTCTGGGGATAGAGGAAAAGATACTGGAGGTCAGTTGGGTAAAATGTTGGCTTCCGCAGTACAAGATGAGTTACACAAACAAAAAAGGCCTGGAGGCTTACTCAGTCCTTTAGGAGCAACAGGATAGAGCTATGGCTATAGGATTCGTCACAACATCTACATATGGAAATAGGACAATAAGGCCGGATAGAACTATGTCTAAAACTAGTACCCCTAGTGTAAGAAAAATATCTTTTGGAGATGGTTACGAGCAGAGATTAGCTAGTGGTATAAATAACCTAAAACAATCCTTCACTGTTTCTTTTAATAACAGAGCAAAGGCAGAAATTGATGATATTACTGGATATTTAGATAGTTTAAATGGAGTAACAGCTTTTAATTTCACAATACCTGACAATGCAACCACGGAAGAGGTCACAGGCATATCAGATAATGCCACTGATAATGAAAAAACCTTAAAAGTAGTTTGTGATACTGTTAGTCAAACATATAATACTGGAGATTTTTACTCCGCCAATGCAACTTTTAGAAGGGTTTATGAAGCATGAGCGATATAATTGCAACAGTACAATCTCAAGAAATAGCTTCTGAATTTGTAGAACTATATGATTTGGAGTATTCTACAGGTAATTTTGCGTATTTCTATCCAGGTGGGCTAGATGATGATCTCACTGAAATTCAATTTAGAGATAGTGCGGGAGCTATAAAAACATATGAAGCACTTCCAATGGAAGCAGAAAGTTTTAGCATTACGGCAGATGGAGCATATAATAGGCCTTCAATAACTGTGGCAAATATAGAGAGTGTTTTTTCTGCTGCTATTGGAGATCTCGTATATGAAGACTTAATAGGACAAAGAATAACTAGAAGAACTACTCTTAAGAAATATTTAGTAGGTGAAGCAAGTGATACTGGAGACAATAATGCGCCCGTAGAGTTTCCAAAACAAGTATATATTATAGATACTATTAAGTCTAAAAATATTTTATCAGTTACATTCGAATTAGCTGCACCTTTTGACGTAGCGGGCATTCAACTACCTACTAGAGTTATTATTGGTAATGCTTGTCCTTTCAAATATAGAGGAGCAGATACAGCAGTTGCAAGAGTAGATAGGCGTGGAGGCTGTGATTGGGATGCTGAATTTGTTAAAGATGCAACAGCTTTATATGTGTCTAAAAATGATGAGTATATTATAGGAACATCAAATATTACTAATTGGGTAAATGGATCTAGTACTGCTACACAGGGCGACCAATATTTAACACAAAATGCAACATTAATACAAATAAATAGTACAGGAGTTCGAACTAGTGTAACTAATGTTAAAGAATACTGGCAAGCACTTACTAATCAAGCTGTTGCAGGTGAGGCAGTGGCTCCTGCAGATAATAATGCTAATTGGAGAAGATTAAGGAAATTTAATGGATATACGACACAAACAGAGTATAAAGGCTATACAGATAAAAGACATAATGAATATGTTAAATCAGGTAATAAATTATGGCAGGTAAAAAGAAATACAATTCCTTCTTCCAATACTACAGTTCCTATTGAGGGGGCTTCTTGGACAGAAGGAGATATTTGTAGTAAAAGTTTAACTGCATGTAAAAAAAGATTTCATGCACTTAAAGGAGCCGTCAATGAAGAATATGTATTAATAACTACAGATAGTAATATATCTTTACCTTTTGGAGGTTTCCCTGGTGCTTTACAAAGACGATAAAGAATTATTAAAACATTTAGGTTTAAGTTATCCAGAAGAAGGTTGCGGTTTATTAGTAAATAAGAAAGGAAAAATACATTGGGTTCCTTGTAATAATACAGCAGAAAATCCAGAAGAAGATTTTGTAATATCCGCAAGTGATTATATAAAAGCTAGTATAACAGGAGACATATACGCTATAGTACATAGTCATCCAGATGCTTCGCCCGAACCTAGTGAGCACGATAAGAAGATAAGTAATTTTTTAGGTATACCTTATCATATTTATTCAGTACCAGATTTTGAGAAGTATGTATACACACCAAAGGAATTAAAAAATCCTTTGATTGGCAGAGATTATAAGTTTGGAGAGAATGATTGTTACTCTTTAGTTAGAGACTATTATAAGCAAGAATTAGATATTAATTTACCCACTATACTTTTTGAGGATAATTGGTATGATAAAGGTTTGAATTATTTTGATGATTTATTTGAGTCTTTTGGGTTTGTAGAGGTAGAACAACCTCAAAAACATGATGGTATTATATTTAATGTATTTTGTAATGTACCTAATCATTGTGGTATATATTTAGGTGAAGATATTTTTATGCACCATGCGATTAATAGATTATCTTGTAGAGAGTCTTTATTTTCAGGGTGGAAACAACACGTAACAAGGTTCGTAAGAAAGGAAGCATAATGCAAACAGTTCATTTAAATGGAAATATAGCAAAATTTGGAGAAGTTTGGCATACAAACTGCTTTAATATACGCGATATTTTTAAACTTATTGAATGTCAAACCCCAGGTTTTAGAAAACATATATTAAATGCTGCGGAAGTAGGTGTTGAGTATGAAATTAAAAGAGGTGGAGAATTTTTAGATTATCAGGAAGAATTACTAATTTCATTAAATGATGACGATATAATAATTACTGAAGTTCCTGCTGGCTCAAAATCTGGTGGAGGAAAATTACTTTTTGCAGCGTTACTTGTGGCATCTTTTTTTCTGCCTGGTAGTTCAGGATTATTAATAGAAGGGGGTCAAATGGCAGGTATGGCATCAACCGGGTCTACCACTGCAGCAGCAGGCCTTAGCGCAGGTGCAGGTTTATCTAATGCAGGAATGATGGTAGCGGCTTTAGCAACTAATTTAGCTATGACAGGTATAGCACAAATCATGGCACCCGGACCGGAAGTGGATAAAGGCACGGATGAATCCTATCTATTCGATGGGCCTACTAATGCCATAACGCAAGGAATGCCTGTACCATTAGCTTATGGAGAACTCATAGTAGGTGGAGCACCTATAAGTCAATCCTATGAACCCCTAACTAGTACCCTTAATACTAGATTATTTGGTTCTTTTATAGCGATAGCTAATGGGCAAGAAAATGCAGATACTGAAGTTGATGACGATGGGAATGTAGATACCGACGTCGGCGATAGTAGTAACACTGGACAGCAAGACGAGGAATAGAGAAAAATTATGCCACCTAAAGGTAAAAAAATTGTTGTAGATCTAAACCAGGATGTAGTACAGAGTACTACAAGGCAAATAGGTACTATTTATGATCTTATTGCTGCTGGGGAAATAGAGGGTATAGTGGGTCAAATGTCAGGAGTATACTTGAATGATACTCCTATGTTGGCATTTAGTCAAAATAAAACACATAGAGCTAAATCAAGGGCTAATGCTACTATAAGTGCCACCAATACAATAACAAACATTATTTTAACTAATCAAGGAACTAATTATACTAGTGTTCCGACAATATCTTTTACTGGTGGAGGTGGTTCAGGTGCCGCTGCTACTGCAGTAATGCAAGAAACTTCTACTAATAATGAAGTCAAAAGTATTACTATTACTAATGCTGGATCGGGGTATACTAGTGTTCCGACAATATCTTTTACTGGTGGAGGTGGTTCAGGTGCAGCTGCCACTGCTGAACGAGGAGGCACTATTACTAATGCTGGAACCTTATTTGAAAATGTTGTTCTTTCTGGGGGTAGTAGGTATGTCGGTATTGAAGGTGCAGGGCCTAGTACTACTATAGCTACGGCATCCTCGGCCAAATATATAGATACTATAACTGTTGACTATGTTAGTGGATCTCCTGCTTTTGAAACAAAACATACTAGGAATTTTTTAGGTCAAGAAACTGCACATAATAATGATTATGTAAAATATACCTTACGTATACCTGATAAAGGCCCTGAAGGTTTATCAGAGTATAAAGGGAATATTACAGGAATAGTAAATGATGATAGTGCTTCAACTCAGACTTTAACAATTAAACCTGCAATTGTAGGGGTTGCGATTGCTGAAGATGACCAAGTAACTATTGATGATGTTAAACAACTTACCGCAATTACTTCTAATTCTGCAGCTACTATGGAAAGCGCTGTTTGGAAAGCAGGATCATTTACTAGTACTGTATGGTTGAATTCAACTACTATACGGGTAGAAGAAGTAGGCCCACAAAATTTCGAAATGGCCAGTTACGCACTAAGAAAGGGCACTAGATATCAAAGTGAATATAGTGAGAATGAAAGCGCTCCTTCTGCTTCTTTTATTTTTGCAGATAATACTGAATTAAAGTGGCATGCAGAAGGTGGGCATGCTAATGCTATTGCAGGTACTCATTATGTAAATTCTACTGGAAAAGCTTTCGGACAAAATGTTGCGGCGGAAATAGATAGAATTAAACTGAATATAGAATTTCCTGGAGGTCTTAGGCATGTTACAGATATGGGAAACGACATAAATGCTTATGTAGAATTCCAAATAGTTTTTGAGCATCAACAATCAGGTGATTCAGAATGGCAAAGAGAATTAATTTTTGGTAAAGATTATGGACAAGATGGGCAAGAGTTGTTTGGTAATAATGCTCGTCCTTGGACTATTGGTAAAAAATTATTTGCTAGAGATGAAGTATATGGGCCTGGAGCTAGTAATAATCCTAGCACACAGAGAACCGGTTTAAATGGAGGGCTAGTAGCAAGACAAAATATCTCTTCTTCTTTTATATCCCAGTTTAATTTAAATGTGAAAAAGTTTCAACCATTCGATAATTGGAGAATAGGTATAAAAAGAATGAGCCCTGACTCTGGTTCTGATTATACTGCAAGTAATAATCAATTTAGTGGAATGGCAAGATTAAAAACGGTAGAGTGTCAAATACTAGATACTTTATCCTATCCTACTTCAGCTTACTCTGTAATTACTTTCTCCGCAGAAGATTTTCAATCGCCACCTAAACGAGGCTATCATATTAGGGGTAAAAAGGTCAAAGTACCCACAAATTATTTCACTAGGGAAGAATTAAATACTACTGCATCGGGTTATAATAGAGATGTATCTGATGGTACTTCAGAATCAAATTATCAAACATGGGATGGAAGTTTCAGGGGAAACCACGCTTTAGCGAAAAGTCATGTTAACTATAGTAAAGTATATACTAATAATCCTGCTTGGATATTTTATGATATATTAACAGATAAAGATTTCGGACTAGGAGAATTTATAGAAGAAACTGATATAGATAAATATGGCTTATATCAAATAGCTAGATATTGTGATGAGCTTGTACCTGATGGGGAGGGAGGTCAAGAGCCTAGATTTTCCTGTAATGTTTATTTAGCTTCTAGACAAGAAGCTTATAAAGTACTTAAAGATTTAGCTTCGATATTTAGAAGTATGTTAGCATGGATTGATGGACAAATTACATTAATTCAAGATTCTCCTAAAGAAGCTATTTATACGTTTACTCAAGGTAATGTTGTAGATGGAATGTTCGAATATACTTATACAGGGCAAAGAGCTAGAATTAATCAAGTAAACGTTACTTGGAACAATCCTAAAGAAATGTATAAAAAAACAGTAGTTAGTATAGAAGATACTGCTAATGTTATAAAACAAGGAAAAACTGTACAAAAAGATTTAGTAGCTTTTGGTTGTACTTCCGGAGGACAAGCAGAACGCTTAGGATTGTGGCATCTTGCTACAGATACTCAAGAAACAGAAGTTGTATCATTTTCAACAGGTATTAATGCATCTTTTATTCGTCCAGGAGATATAGTTAATGTACAAGATCATAATGCATTCTCTATAGAACAAAGTGGGCGACTTTCAAGTACAGGAACTCAATCTACTACTAGCATAATATTAGATAGGAGCGTAGACTTATCTACGATTACGGGTACTGCTGTATTATATTTAATATATTCTAATCCCGGTATTTATTTAGCTCAAGAAGCTGCTACCATTAATGATATAGACTATACTAGAGGTGCTCTACTATTAGAAGATGATGATGGAAATGCTATATCTACACAAACTGATGCAGTTAATTTGGTAGATGAAGATAATAATGCAGTAATAACTCAATTTTCCGAGCATACAAGAGTAGAAGTTAAAGATATAAGTACAACAGGAACGGCCTCAACAATAGCTGTAACTGGTGCTTTTTCGGCAGCTCCTTCAGCCGATGTAGTTTGGGCTATTGGTGCAAAAGATACTACAGATAATAATGATGTTAATCAATTTAGAATTATGTCTATTGAAGAAGAAGATACTGGCTATCAGTTAACTGCTTCTAAATATATTATAGATAAATTTGATGAAATTGAATACGATAAACCTTTATTTACTACTAAATATATACCTACTTCTACTCGTGGAGGAGATATTCCTGACCCTACGAACATAAATATAGAATTAGTACCTTATTCTACACCAGATACAGCTGGTAATATTACTACAGCACATAAATTAGTTGTAACTTGGACACCTCCAGTTGAAAATTTTATTGATGATGCAGGTATAACTACAGAAATACCTTATAGATTCGTAAAAAATTATGTAATAAAGATAAAGCCTGGTTTGAGTAGTATGATTCGCGGTCAAGCAACAAACACTTTGTCAGCAGAGCCTAGCTATGAGTTTACAGGTGCAGATGCAGGTACATATAAAGTAACAGTACAAACAGTAAATGATTTAGGGTCAACCTCTCCGGGAGCCGAAGTTACACGTAAAGTATATTCTAATCCTCCAACTACTAATAGGGTAGAGAAGATAGCCAGAGGCGGTCAATTGTCTGCTTTTATGACTATTAGCGGTAGTGTAGTTTCATTTAATAAAGATCCATTTGATTTTCACTCTCCTTCAAGTGTAGATTATACTTTATCCGGTACCCAAGAACAAAATTTTAATGGCTTAAGTAGTGGGCAAACGGGTTATTTATATTTTGATGCTTCTGCTACACCTCATTGGAAAAATGTACTAATACATACAGATGCTACTGTAGAAGATACTGGTGGCGGAGATATGGATGTTACCTACTTTAAAGAGGCAGGTGCAGCTACCAATGGTCTAGTAACTGTAAGTGGTTCTAGTCCCACGGTAGCCATAACTATTGGAAGTACAGTATTGACTGGGACAAATACTACATTTACTACAGATTTCAATACTGGTGATATGATAAAAGTGTCCTCTAGTAGTGCTGTAGCTACAGAGATAGCTACTTCAGAATATAGAGAAGTTGTAGAAGTAGTTAGTAATACTAAACTTTATGTAAAAAGTGCTTTTACTAGAACTGCTTCTACTTGGTATGCTTATAAACAAACATTTCAACCAGATGCCGAATCAGATGTAGTTTTAGGTAAAGTAGTTCGTTCAGGAAGCGGTTATTTACTTTATCCTTATACAACAGCCACAGAAATAGCTCCTAATACTATAACAACTACTGAAATAGCAGACGATGCGGTTACAACAGCTACCATAGCAGACGATGCGGTTACAACAGCTACCATAGCAGACGATGCTATAACATCTGCTCAAATAGCAAGTGGTGCGGTTATAGCAGATTCAATAGCTGCAAATACTATAACAGCTACAGAAATAGCAGCAGACACTATAACAGCTACTCAAATAGCTGCAGATGCTATAACAGCCACAGAAATAGCTGCAAATACTATAACAGCTACTCAAATAGCTGCAGATGCTGTAACAGCCACAGAAATTGATGTAACTAATCTGGCTGCTATAAATGCTAATTTAGGGGCTATTACAGCGGGTACTATGAGAAGTAATGTTACTAATTATATTCCCGATGCTAACGCTGCTCCCTCTGGTACTGAGAATGGTGCGTTTATTGATCTAACTGCAGGAAAGTTTGTATTTGGAGATGCGAGTGAGCATATACTATGGGATGGTTCTACTTTAACTATATCAGGTGTAACTATTACAGGTGCGACTATAACAGGCGGTTCCACTGATACAGGCGTACAAAGTAATTGGAACGAATCTAGCTCCTCATCTAGTGCTTTTATTCTTAATAAACCTACTATACCTTCTGGCGATCAAATTATAAATTGGAAATCTGCAAATGTTGGTACTATTCATTTAACAAATCTTCCTGCAACGGCTTTAACTTCAGTTCAAACTGCGTCTAGTCAATCGGCAATGTTAGCATTAACAACTCAAGAAGGTGATGTTGTAGTTAGATCCGATGAGTCAAAGACTTATATGCATAATAGTGGATCCGCTGGAACAATGGCTGATTTTTCAGTACTCTCTACACCTACGAGTTCAGTGCAAAGTGTTGATGGGGCTACAGGAGTAGTTACTCTTAATCATGATAGTTTAACTGGTTTTGTAACTGCTGAACATGTAGACTGGGCCGCTGCTAATGCAGGCACTATTAATGCAACTAATTATGTTTCTCCTTATTATACATCTGCTATATCTAATGCTTCAGCCAGTGTTACAGGATTATTAACCAGTACTGATTGGAGTACCTTTGATGGTAAAGCAGCTTCAGACCATACTCACAGCAGTGGTGGTTCAAACAATTACTTAGATGGTATAACTAGAGATGGTAATGTATTAACATTTGAAGTTAATGGTGGAACGGATGTAGACTATACATTCGGTTCAGCTGCATTCACAGCCTTAGGAGACTATGCAACCTCAGGTCATAATCACAGTGGTGTATATGCAACCTCAGGTCATAATCACAGTGGTGTATATGCAACCTCAGGCCATAATCACAGTGGAACGTACTTACCAAATAAAACTATTGGTATTGCTAACGATAACCTTGTTGAGATTGATAGTGCATCTGTGGCAGATGATGAGTACGCTAGATTTACTGCTAATGGTCTTGAAAGTAGAAGTGTTACAGAGGTCTTAGGAGATATCTCTGCAGCAGCTGACGATCATACTCACAGTGGTGTATATGCAACCTCAGGTCATAACCACAGTGGTGTATATGCAACCTCAGGTCATAACCATAGTGGAACGTACTTACCAAATAAAACTATTGGTATTGCTAACGATAACCTTGTTGAGATTGATGATGCTGATGCAGCAGATAATGATTTTGCGAAATTTACTGCGAATGGTCTTGAAGGTAGGTCTTATAGTGAAGTTAAAACAGATTTAAGTTTAAACAATGTTGAGAATACAGCAGTTTCAACTTGGGCAGGTTCAGCTAATATAACAACACTTGGAACAATTTCAGCAGGATCAATACCAACTAGTGTTATTAATAATTTATCTGGAACAAACACTGGTGATAATGCTACAAACACTAACTATTCTGGATTAGTATCTAACGCTACTCATACAGGAGATGTAACTGGTAGTGTTGCATTAACTATTGCCACTGATGCCGTTGATATTGGAATGCTTTCAGCTACAGGGACCGCTGGAACTACTACTTATTTAAGAGGAGATAATACTTGGACAACACCCCCCGACACAACTACAAACTACTATTTAAGTGATATAACTAACTCTGGTAATACATATACTTGGGAAATGTCTGGAACAACAGACCGATCAATTGCATTTGGCTCAAATGCATTTAATTCTACATCAATACCTTCTGCTGCTAATAATGCTACTATTACACTTGCAGCAGGAAGCGGTTTAACAACTGGTGGCGATTTTACAACCAATCAA